TGCGTGATTTATTTGTAAGTGTGAATCATTGTCCGCCACTCCATTACGAGTCACATAAACCATCATATCCCATACAATTGTGATATTGTCTATATTTTCATAAAGAAATGGTTTGTTGTCTTCATATATGTTATACTTATTTAACGCCATTGAGTAATACAATTGTAAGTCATCTAAATGTCCTAAATCACCACTCGCGAAAACATTAGGAAATGAGTTTGTAATTGTTCCGTAAGCAATCATTCTTGGTGTTCCAATTTGTTCATCATTATCCTCATCATAAAACCCATCAACTTCATCATTCCACCAATATTGTATTGGAGTATCTTTTACATTTATGTGTTCGTAAGTGTTAAGGGTGGTATCAAAATTATCAATGTTTGCTTGTAATGTTCCACCATCAGCATATTCAGGTTTAATTAAGTTTGTAGGTGCTAATGTGTCATATATTTTTACCTTATAATCATCTGCTCCGTATAACCTCGTTACATCTTCTTCTAATGTTCCTCTTGTCACTCTAATGTTTGATAATCTAATCTCCTCACCAGCACTTCTTGTTCCTTGGAAGAATATTGGTTTGAAGTTAAATGTAGTTGGCATATCACCCCCGTAGTTAAACTTAAGGGTCATGTGAATCTTACCTGAATTACCCTGACCATTTGGTAATGACTTCTGACTTAACACCTGTATAGGTGGTAATCCGTTTGCTCCTGTGTATGCTGCTTGGAACAAAGTATCTCTTCCGATTGCTGCGGTCATAAATCTTGAGATATTATCAACAAATGGTTCATCATTTACTTCTTGAACAAGTCCAAGTGCCACAGAGAAATCATAAGTATCTAAATGGTTCGCAATAAGCATAGGTTGCATCCACGAGTATGGTGCTGCAGTGTTTTGGTCGAAACCAGCAGTCGCAGCCGCTTCAATGTAAGGAACATAAGAGAAAGTCCCTGTTCTAAAGTTTGGTCTACCATTTGAATCAATATCAATCAGGTTTCTTTGCCAACCTTCTAACTTTGGTTGTAATCTACTTTCAGTTAATTGTTCAACATCAGCACTAATCGTTATTATCTCTGAATCAGTCCTACCGTTACCCCAATCAAACAAATTACTATAATCATCAAACGCTGATTCGTCCATCTCCAAATAGTTTTGTTCGTAGTGATGCATTATATTAGGTATATCACCGTTTGTATACCAAGGTTCAGGCCCTAGTTGTGGGTCTGTTACAATATTAAAACTAACTCTGTTGTCTGTTGGTAATGAAACATTTCTTAATTGAACTTCAACAACCAATCTGTCATATCTACCATCACCTACCATAAATGCGACATCTTGAGTAGCATCACTTCCCAACATTTTTTCAGTAATAAGATGAGTAGCAGTCTTTTCAGAATAACTTGGATATAGTTGTGGAGCAAAACCCCAATTGATATCAACAGAACTGTTTATATAAGTCACCCAACCACTATCGTATTTTGCGTCATATGTTCCATTATCAGCATATGTTACTGTAACTCTTACTTCACCTCGTTGAATTTGTAGTTGAGGTGCATTAATCCCTATTCTTAATCTTGTGTTAAGACCAAAATAATGTTCAAATACATGTGTGTCAATATCTGTTCCTGGTGTAACCACACCATCAATATATTTAGGAGTCCCCAGAGTGATTGTTCCTTCATCTGTATAACTTGATAAGTAATTTCTGAATGGGAATGGTTTTAATGTTGTAGGTTCAAAGTCATACTGATTAACGTTGTTTGGTATTGAGGTTAAAGAGTTTCCTAATTCATCTGTTACAAAACAATCATCTCTCATTTCTCCATTTGACCTACTACCGTCAACATCTTCAACCAACATTGATTTTTCAGATACCCAATTCCAAGACGATTTATCTCTCGGTGTGATATAGTCAGTAAGGTTGGTATTCCAAAGTCCGTAGTTTGTTCCAAAACTCAATAGTGAGTTGTCAGCGTTTGGTGCTTGACTAAAGTTATTGAAAGAAACGATTTGAGGGTAAGCAGCAATTTCAACATTTCTGAATTTAGAAAACTCATATTCTGAACCAACAGTTGTGCTATAACCAGGAAACCCTTGACCATCAGCAATACCATTCTTCATTGGATTACCAAAGATGTTTGAGTCTGGTTGGTATTTTATCTCATCAAGGACATTCCCACCAACATCATAAAACTCATAACCAATTGTATGTATTCTTTGTCTGAACATATTGTAGTAATACCATTTTTGTAAATCTTCAGTCTTAAACCACTCTTCATATGATTTACCAACATAAGAATCTTTCCATCCTTGAGATGTATCAACACTTTCGTTTTGGTCAAACCTTAAATGTGTTCCTTCAATATATGAAATGAATGATGGTGCCTCAATTGAGTATTTTCTTTCTAATGGTTGGTTTGATAAGTATCTTACCCTTGAATTTGTATATATCTTATCCAACAGTCCATCAACTTCTTCTGAACCAAGTATGTAATCACCAACAGGTGCTACCAAATCTATAGTCCATACAGTTTGATTGTTAACACCCAAATTGATAAAATCCATATAGTTGAAATGTAAGGATTGTATCTGTTCGTTACTATACTCATTCTTAATTCTAAATGTCTCATTTGAATTTGCTGATAATGCTTGGTATGTTGTGTAGTATTCACTCACCTTTACCGCAGGGTCACCTTGTTCATTAAAACCATTAAAGACAATTACATCGTCACCCACACGATACTCTTCACCAGCAAGAACCTTAACTCTTATCAAGTTTGCGTATCTATCAACATACTGAATTTCAATGTCTTCTGAATAGACACCAGCACGGTCTACCATAGCCGCAGGATTTTCATGTATGAATCTACTTTCAACATATGTCTTAACCAAATCAGAGAACTCTATGGTTGACCAATTTGATATTGATGGTAGAGATTTGATTCTACCAATTTTAGTATACGCTCCAAAGTTTTCAGAGATATACACATCAAAGACAAACTTATGTGCTGGTTCACTTGTCTTATCTGAACTAACACTTACAGAATTAACTGAATATGCTGGTTGTATAAAACCAGGTTTCTTATAGGTTGATGAAATGTTTGTGTGGTTACTTATCATGATACTGTTATTAAATTTGTTCCTGTTATTCCTCCTTCAATTAGAGTTTCTAATACTTTTTCAATTTCATTAGCGAAAGCCTCATCCAACTCTCCTTCTCTTGAAAGTATCGCATTAGCCTTGTTAAATGCTTCCTCTGTTAATGGTCTCTTCTTAAGACCGTATTTAAATATGTTTTCTCTGATACCAAATATTTGTCCTGTATCATTTATTCCTTTTCTTCTTGCCCATGGTTCAATGACACTGATAGGGGGTTTCTTACCACCTCTTTTGTATGAGTATGGTGAATTACTATTGTTGTATCCACTTCGTGTCCCAAACGCTCCCTTAACACCCTTGTCGATGAAGTTCCAATAGAAGTATCTTTGGTCTTCAGGTGTTTGTCCAAAGAATACCAAGAACTCCAATCCTCCATCTTGTGTTGGTCTTACAATTCCTTTTACTGATTTGTATAAGTCCCCTTCATCATAAGATTTCTTTCTTATGGTTTCTCTTATCTGTGGAATGATTACGGTCTGACCAAAGGTATTTAACGCCTTAGCCAATGCTCCATTCTGAACATCAAACCCAAACCTCGCTAATCTTCCAATATTCGCCATCTATGTAAGTGGTGTTATACATGAGTCTAATGGTTGAACAATTGATATTTGTATATCAGCATTCCAACCTGATACTGAATTTGAGAACCTCTCTGTAAATGGTGTTAATGCCAATGGTAAAGAAATCTCAAATGTTGGATATTCTTCTCCAACCAAGAACTCACCAATGATGTCCTGAAGTATCTGTAGGGTATCAGATAATACCTCTGTTTCAATCTTCTCATCCACATCGACCAAATCCATTGATAACAAAGAGAAACTCAATAAGAGTTCATTTCTTGATAATGTTGATGGTTGAGGTATAATGTGAACATATGGGTATATTGGTGATTTATCTTCTGAATCAAAATCAACCTCATAAATGTCTCCCACTCTATACGAGTTTATAAACTTGTGTCTCTCACATATTGAGGACAATCTATCTATTATGTTTTGGTAAGTTGTCATTATCTTGCTTTGTTTTTGTTTCTCATTTGTTTTTCTTTATCTGCCAATACCCTGTCTCTGTCATCTTGGTATATCAAGTAGTTTAACGATTCATATATTGGTCTTCCATACACATAATCTAGGTTGTTGAATTTGTTGTCTGCGAGAGTATTGAGGATAGCCCACCACTTCCAATGTTCTCCAAATCCTTTAGAAAGGTCTGTATTGAGAGATTTGGGTTCGTCTTCTTCATTGATTCCATCTCCTGCGGGGTTAAAGAAGTCAGCATATCCGTCATAAATTCCTTTCCGAAACGCCAAAAAAAAACCGATGCTCCTGTTACATATTTGAAAGGGAGTTCCTTAAACGCTTCTGATTGTGCCTTATGTGTGTTTGAGTCATACTCTTCAATGTCCCATCTGAACTCTCCTAAAAAGTCTTTAGTCCATTTTAACTCTCTGTATAACACAGACATTATCTTATGTAGGTTCTTAATAATCCCCTCACTATACCAATCATCTAAATCCACAAACTCACCTGTCTTTAATTGTGAAAGGTTGGGTATGAAACCAAACTTTGTTCCCTTAAATTCAAATGTCTTATAGAATGTATCATCAGGTGCTTGTATTCCTCTATAACAATACTTCGCCAATGTCTTCAATTCACTATGGTTAATCTTCTTCAAATCATTGATAGGACAACCTGTAAGTATGTTGAGAATGTGTATATCTCTCTTGTTACCTTCAAGTAGTAATTCCTTACCAGCAATCTCTTGATAGTGTTTAACCTTCATCTCTTTTGGTATGAAGTATTCTTTGTCGTTAATTGTAAAACTTATTTCATTCATATATTCTTAAATATAATTTATCTAAAACCCGTAACTGAACCCATAATCAATGGTGTGCTATTTGGTTTAAGTTCATAGAACATCCTCATCATAATTGAATCAGAGATATCAGGTGATTTACCAATCTGTTTTTTGATTTGTTCTTTTGGTATTACCTGATTCTTTCCATCCTTGGCTACATCCTTAATCTTATGTGCAACCAATTCTTTGGATATCTGTTCTTTTATTTCTTGACTGTGGTCTCCTAAATTTATTATTCCCTCTGTAATGTATTCTGATAACTTAAAATAACATTGTGATTTGAGGTTGTTATAGTTTCCTTTCTGTAGAGGTTTAGAACCATTTTGAAATCCCTTACACCTCAACAAATCTTTTACACCAACACCAAGACCATCAGCATCCACAATAATATTCCCAAGGGGGACATTGTAATCCACTTTAAGAGTTCTTATCCTGTCAGCGATGTCAGGTATCGACTGATGTTTTAATCGTTCAATACGGAGGATATTTAATCCATCCCATATTGTTATAACCGTTTCATCTTCTCCATACGAAGCAATATCCGCAGATATGTATTTCTTACCAGACTCCATCATATTGTGAAAACATTCATTCACATCTGAATATGAGAACAATGAGTCAATGTCTGATGAGTAATCCCAATTCCCTTCAAACAATCTCTTTCTCTGTTGTTCAGGTAATCTCTTCAGTTCCTCAATGTAGGATTCAGGTAGGTATGGGTTATCTGTTGGTAGAGCGGGTATAAACATTTGGTAAGGTGTCATCTCCCCCTTTATCCATGGTTGGTAAAAGTAATCGTATAACCAATTCTGTGATGGGTTTGTGGTCATCAACACTTTTGGTTTTAAATTGTGTTCAGTCATCTTATACCTCAACCTTGATTTGATTACCTGAAACGCTTTGAATGATATCTGTGAGGTCTCATCTAAAAACGCTCCTGTAAGTTCCAATGAACCCAACGAATCAAAGTTAGAGTCAGATGGTTTTAGTTCAAGGTCTTTAAGTATCACCTCAGACCCATTATTAAAGGTTAAGACGTTACTTTGTCCGTTAAAGGTGTAATGTGTCCCCTCGGTCAGAGAAAGTCCCTGTAACACCTCGAAAAGAGTTTTAAGGGTTGTAAGTTTTAATTGGGTTAGTTTTGTTCTTCCAATCAAGTATCTTGTCCCCTCATATTTCAAACACATAACAATAATCCACATACACCCAACATAAGACTTACCTGAACCAACTGAACCACCATATAATATCTCTGTGGTCTTGTTGTCAAGTAAGTATCTGAAGGTCTCCTTCTGTTTGGGTAATAAGTTTGGTGTTACGACCATTTACTCTTGAATTTTCTTTTGATTAACTTTGTAGTATCAATCTCCTAAATCGAGGTTGATTTCTATCTTACCATTCTCTGAATTTATTGAGAGTTTCTGTCCCTCTTGTATTCCAAGTATCTTTGCGATATCAACAAGGGTTGCTCTCTCTGTTGCTCTGTCTTTATTCTCTATACATCTTCTGTGTAGGTCATATAGGTGGTGGAGGTGTTTCTTTACCAAATCATTCTTTTCTTCTTCAAATCTATTTGTGATGTTTGACCAACATTCCTTCCAATATGGGTTTGAGTCTTTTACTGTGTGTTCTTCTCTTATCCATTTTTGGAAATCATTCCATGTGAAGTGTGAGAATAGTATATGGTCAATCCCCTCATTTATGATTTGTTGTTTCTTTGCTTTGGTAAACTTTCTTCCAACTTTCTTTTTTGGTTTTTCTGACATAATTTATGTATTTAGTTTCTTCTCTCTTATTTCCACAAAATGTTTATAGAACGCATTTAACTGTGTAGTTACAATCCCTCTGTATCTTATGTTTGTAGTATCAGTTATTGTTGTTGTTGGGAATATCTTTGAGAACCCATCAAATATGATAATCCAATCTTCAGGTGTTTTATTTCTGTTTAGAAAAACATCTTCATACATAAGACTTATTTCATGAACCAATTTTTTAGTCCAATTTCTTCTTGGTGGGAACATCTGTGTTCCTTTCTTCTTTTGTTTACATTTGTGACAACTCATAGTTTTTTGTTTTTTACTTCAACGATTAATCTTACTCCTGATAAAATGAACAGGATTAGTAGTGTTGTATTCATCTTTGTTTATATATCTTTTAGTTTTGTAACCAATACCTTCTTTGTGTTTCTTATTGATGTTGCAATTGTGTTTACAGGTATCTTTGTTTTCTTTGATAATGTGTTGTAAGAGAAGTTTCCGTATAGGTATCTTCTGAACAGTAATCTTTGAAACCAATGTAGGTCTTCTAATACTTCATCCACCTTATCCATCTTTTCATCAACCCATAGTTTGTATGTTAAATCTGTGTCAGGTGTTTCCAATTTGTAATCTTCAATCTCATTGTATGTTGAGGATTCCTTTTTGTATTGGTAATAATAGGGTGATGTCTTTGAATTCCAATTTACATATAAGACCCTTGAGAACCACCATTTCTTTTCTTTGTCGGGAATGTCATTTAACTTCTCTTCCCTGTCTAACGCTTGTTCTAATACACAATGAAGTAGGTCTCCTGACTCATCACTTGACCTTGTGATGTTGTTTGTCATTTCTTCCAATACTGTGTAATTCACACTTATCCATTTTCTAATACTCATCCATCAATTTTAACAATTGGGTTATGATGTGTGTTGTTTCATACATCTCATTATATAGAGATATAAACTCCAACCTCTCTAAATTGTATTTTAAAAGTATGACACCTTCATCTTCAGGAATATAGAAACCAATTAACAAATCTTGGATAACCCATTCATTTATACTTCTTAATTGTTCCTCGTCAATGTGAAATGGATATTTAACATCCTCAATGATTGAAGTTAAGTTGTTTAAAACAACCTCATCCAATTTACCCATAGGTCTAAACTTCTGTGAGTGTGCTTCGTGTAATGTCATTTCCTATACTTTTTTATTAAATCATCAGGAGAGTATATACCTGTAACCTCTCTTAAATGAACCAAGAACTCTTTAACCTCTTTGGTATCTTTATTCTTTTTATACCACACAGTGAAATTTCTTATATGGTTTGCGTCATAGGTGTGTTTACCCTTTCTCATTTCCCTCTTTAAATATAAATATACTCATTTTATGAAAAGAACTCAAGTTTATGAAGTTTTTTTGTAATTTGTTTGACCTTTTATATTTCTTTGTGTATTTATTGGTATAGAGTAATTTATAAAAACATTTAAAAAACAAAAACATTATGAAAAAAGTAATTGGACAAAGTAAAAAACACGGAGCAACATTAAGAGTTCACAGTGATGTCAGAGACCGTATTAAAGAACACTGTAAAACCAATTCATTATGGGTTGGTAAGTTCGTTGAGACAGTAATCACAGACTACCTTGATAACTTTGATAACATCAATGCTGATAAAGCATTAAGAGATTTACTTGATAACAACAAATTGTAATTATGAAGAAACCAACAAAAAGAAACGCATTTAATTTCTTGAGAAGTTACTTTGATGTATACAATGAAATACCTGACCCTTTAGACAGGTTAAGGTTTGTAGATGCTATTATCAACAAACAATTCTTAAATGAAGACCCTCAAGACATGGGTTTAATTCCAAATTTATCATATGAAAGTCAAAGACACCAAATTGAGAAGAGTGTAAAAGGTTGGGAGACAAAAACAGGTAATGAACTAGGTCAACCTACCGAAGACCCTAACTATGACCCTAACTCAGACCCTTCCCTACCACCTTCCCTAGACTCTACCGAAGGTCCTTCTAAATCGTCAGAATCCCGATACCAAGACCCTACCGAAGACCCTTACGGACAAGAGGAAGAGAAAGAAGAAGAAGAAGAGGAAGAGAAAGAAGAAGTAAAAGAGAAAGTGCAAGTAAAAGTGCAAGTAAAAGAGCAAGTAAGAAGAATAAGAGAGGTTGATGATTACAATAAGAAGTTCTTTGAGCCTAATGATTGTATTCAAAATCTTTTAGACAAGAAGTTGACTTAATCAACCTTATGTCTTACATTTATAACATAAAATCAATTTAAAATTTACAACATGAAAAAAACAATTCAAGAAATTACAAAGGTCAATGAGCCTTATATCGTTGACAAAGAAAAAGGAACAGAACTTCAAACTTACATTGTAAGGTTTACAGACCTTACCTCAAGTTTTATGTATTGGAATACAAAGACTAAATGTGAATTTACTGATGGTCAAACTGTTGAGGTTACATCAGAGAATATGGGTAAACCATTTAAGTTTGGAAATGAAACATTCACAACCAAAGTAAGATTGTCAGTTGTTGTCGACAATCCAAATGAGGAAAAGAATGAAGAACCTCAACGACCACCAACCAAAACAAGAGATGAAGCAATCATTTTTCAGAACCAATCTCACCTTGTTCAGAAACATTTTAATGATTGTGGTATTTGTCCCGAGTTGATTGATATCAATTTAGCAACTGCATTACAAGTTCAGTTTGTTATCAATGGATTTACCAAAGAACTTTCTGAGAGATTTCAATCATTTGAAAAGTATATTTCAGAAAAATACAAGGGATAAACTTGACACTTTGGTTTGATAAGTGTATACTTAAAGTATAATGTTGTTGTGTGGATTGTTTTCCATTTTACAAAGGGGTTTATTTCACTGCCATTTAACATGTCCCTTTATATACCACACAGTATATTGATTTTATTATACACGAGAAGAACCTATGAATTTATTTGTAGGTTCTTTTTTTTTGTTGTATATTTGTCATTCACTTAAAAACATTAGAATGAAGACAAATTATAACGAGAAGAAAATTGGAGAAATCATTGAGGAATTACTTGTAATCCAAAACGGAGTTGATAAGAAGTATTACCAAAGTGAGAAGAGGTTCTATACCTCAAAAGTATTAGACTTTGTTGGACATTGGAGTTTAACAGGTCAAGAAACAATAAAGACGATTGAGTTCATAGAACGATACATCGACAACAAATTTTTAAAAGAAGTATAATGAAAGAATTACAAACAAGGATTAATGAGCCTAATGAACTGGTTCAACCAACACAAGCGACCGTAGAGGGTCTTACAGACACGATAACCATAACCACTGATGAAGTTGTTGGATACAACGGAAAGATTCAATTAAGGTGGTCGTATGAGATTTTAGGAGAGGTATATACAACTAATAAAGAACTGACCCAAGGTGAATTATCAAGATGGTTGGAAGTAATCAAAGAGACACGATGAATAAGACACACAGACATTTAAAAAAGAAGGTAGTAGACACGATGAAGACAGGTATTGAAAATGCTCCTACAAACATACGAAAAGAACTTAATAGAAAAATTAAAGAGGTTTCCAATAAGTTTAGAGTTTATCCTGAAAATGAATTATCAAAAGAGTTGAGATTAAATTTCATTGAATGGATTGGTGATGATGATACTTACAAATTTATCCATGACCCTAATCGTCCTCATTCTGTAGGATTTTTTGATATGTATGTCTCACCAACGAGTATGTTATTCGCTGGTCCTGTTCATTTGAATTGGTGTTCTAAACATAAAAACTCTCTTCATATTTCAACAATGAGTGTTCTTCCTGAAAATCAAAGACAGGGATTTGGTCAATATATGATGTTCATGTTCCTTACAAGAATTCATACTGTTGTTGGTAGGAATACGGATAAATTTGTTTTACCTAAAATCACATTGGAATGTATGGGTAGTGTTCATGGTAAGGAAAATTTAAAAATGAGTATTTCACAACAAGTCAAATTCTTTGAATCATGTGGTTTTGTCATTACCTCGGTAATACCTCCTCATAATTTAGGTAGAGGAATGACACATATGGAAATTGATTGGGACATAGCAAGAGAGTTTTTGGATGTTATGGTCGCTCGATACGAACTTAAAAACAAGGTTACCAATGATTAATCCTAAAAACTGCTATGATGTGAATATCTCACATCTTAAATCAAACGTGTTTATTAATGTTTATGAACTTCTTCAACCTCTTTATGAGAAAAGGGAACAGAGAATTTTTCGAATGATTTGGAAGGGTCATGATATGTTTAACTTACCATTTGGTCTTGAGAATGAGGAAGAACTCGATACTTTGGAAGACATTTATAATGAGATTGAAAGAAGGAAGTAAAAAACCTTCTTTTTTTTTGGCAGTCTCAAATAAGTTTGTATCTTTGTGTCTCACTTAAAAACCTATATAAC